ATACATTACCACCCACCGAAGCATCTACCACAAAAATAGAAGCAGACGAAAAATTAGCAAAAGAGTCTCAAGCACCAAAAGAAAAAGCAGAGCACGAAGGAAAGAATCCAAATAAACCAGAATTTGGACAGCCTGGTACAACAGTGGTTACAACACAAAAACCTCTTATGTGTGGAGATCCTACATATGTATTAAATTCTATTACAAAGAATTCTGGAGAAGCACCTTTCGCAATGTGGAAAGATGCACAATATGGATATCCAGTAATTATGCTTTATAACAAGAAAAAGAAAACGACCACAATTTTAGAATATATTCCAGGTTATGCGTGTTTCCTTTCAGTAGGAGAGAATGTACATATACAGGGAGTAGATTTTTCTTCTAAAACGGATGGAATTTCTGTTGAAAGAGGGTTGACAAAACCTCTAGGAAGTGCTATAAATATAGTACAGTTTGATGATGCAAATTGAAGACTGAACTGGACGAGGGTGCAATTCCCTCCGCCTCCACCAAAAGGAGATTAGTGTGGAACAGATATTGATAGGGGAACAAGATGAAGAACCCCTTAGTACGAGAAGTAAGTAAGTGGATGTTTAGAACATATATTCTTTGGAGTATATGTGCAGATATTACTTTACTTGCTGGTATAATATATCTAATCTTTTTTTGATGGGGGCGAATTAGGATCGACAGGCAGGGATAAATGAGTGGAGAATTGTCGGATGACTCCGTTATTGGTCAAAACACTAAACGCAAACGATAACTTTGCATATGAGGATTTCGCACTAGCTGCGTAATCAGATCGGAGTTTCGGGATGTACTTGGCAACAGAAACATCCCATTTCACATTAACGCACTAAGGCGAGTGTGATCTTATTAACACGGAAAGGATATGATGCGGAAGTTAGACACCATAAAATGTCCGTTTATTCATTTGGTGTAATGAACATCAGGGGTCACTCCCTAATAGGTGCGAGTGGGGTCTACGGTTAGCCCCACACTTTATAAGGAATATAAATGAGTTTATTGAACACCCCCAAGACCTTCACACTGGAAATTGAGAACATTGTGAAAAATAAAGAAATTTCTCATATGGAAGCAGTTTTATGGTATTGTGATAAAGAGGGTATAGAACCAGACACGGTTAATACCCTTATTTCAAAAGGATTGAAAGAAAAAATTGAAGCAAATGCTAGAGAATTAAACTTCTTACCAAGACAAGCACAATTACCAGTTTAGGAGACAACATGTTTGCAATATTATTAATTTTTCCCATATTATTCTTTTCCACTAATAAAGATTTTTTTGATCAGGTTGAAATAGAAAAAGAGATGGGGGCAAAATGGCACTATGTAGGCAAGTCTGATCTTGACCCAACAGCAAAGGCAGTTTTGCCTTTACAGCACGAAGGTGGAGAACCCCACATTTATTACAAATTGAAGATGCCTAAAGATGGAACTACCACTAACTGATTCTTTCCAACCTGTCTGGAAACAGAAATTGGCAGTCCCAAGAGCACAGTATATGGATTGGTATTTAACCGTGGCATTGTATGAATTTTTTTGTGAAAAGGATGTTTTGGATATTGGATGTTTTACAGGAGCAAATACGGTATATCTTGCTTCGATAGCAAAGTCCAAAAATAGAATGGTATATTCAATTGATGATTTTAGTCGAGCAAAGAGTGCAGGAATTTCTACTGATCGTGCAAAAGGGTTATTTTATGCCCACCTCGATTTATTAGACACCAGAGAACATTGCCAACTGTTAGTGAAAGATTTTATGGATATAACTGATGAAGAAGTTGCTAACGTAGATTTTATTCTTCATGATATTCCTTCATCAGATACAGAACAAGTGTTGTCCCTCTTAAAGAAAATCAAATCAAAGACAATTTTTATATTAGATGATTGGAAAAGCAAATATCGGGTACAGTCTAAATTTGACATAGATGTGCTTTTAAAACATGGACTAAAGGAATTTTACAGAACTAAAAATCGATTTTATGGTGCAGTTAAATGTACAAAAAAAGAATTTGATAATATAAAATACAAGGTATTTCATATTACATAATATAAAAAGAGGAGTGAAAAATTATGACGTATGAATTGAAAGTTCCTAACGGCAGTTACAAATCGAACAGTCTATTCTGGTTGTTCGTTCTAGTGTTTCGACACAGATTAATGCATTTAATCAAAGACAGAAAATTTATGGACTAATGACACCTGTTGACACATACCTAATGTATTGTGCTATGAAGGCACATTTCGGTAAAGGTAAATATGATTTTTTGCAGTACGAAGGAAAGACCAAGGTATCAAGGGATTCCTTTTACAAACGGAAAGATCGATATTTCTTTGCTCGACTTGCTAAAAAATATGACGATCCCAAAGAGATCCAAAATTGGTTGCTCTCTAATTTTATCAAAGATAGAAGAGGATATATTGCTAATTTTAATGATGAGAATTATGATTCATGGAGACTCAAAAGAGAGGGTTTCTTTGATATGTTTGCTGTAGAGATGCATGGCCTAGTTCAAGAGTTTGAACCTCTATTTGAAGTTCATAGCAACACCCACCCAAAATTACTAAAAGAATATCTTGGAAAACGAGTCTCCATCGAAACGATGATAGTACTCGAAGTCTTGGTGGAATACTGTGATACTTGGGATAAACATTTGGGTGAAGATATATCTTGGCAGGACACCAGAAAGTTGATGAATGATTACAAAAGGTTCTTGACAATTGACCCAAAAAGGTATAAAATGAAACTATTGAAATTAATTGAGGAGAATGACTAATGGACGTTACATTACACTTAGATGGTGATCCCACTGTTCGTGAAGAAGGGTTTTTTGAAGCAAAGGTTTTTGAACTGAATAAACAGATCAAAGATTTGCAATTTACTCTTGCAGAATTAACTACAGAAAATGAACAGTTAAAAGAACGAGTTACACAACTTGCAACTCGGCAACCTCAATGGCCAAAAGGATATCGTCCTCGTAGATACAATCCTCAAGGTGATAAAAAACCTCATCAACGGTACGAAAGGAAATAATGGCATCTCCCTTTAAGACCGATTCAGTTACTTTGATAGATCACATGGGCAGTGATCTATCAGTAGTAAACGCCGCAAGGGTTTCTTTTGCAAAAACATCTGAATGGGAAATCATACCAGAAGCAGGACCAACCGAAGGGTTATTGACTTTTGAAGATGAGAAGTTGATAAAATATCTTGCCAAGCATAATCATTGGAGTCCTTTTGGTCATGCATCAATGCAGTTTCATATTAAAGCACCAGTATTCGTTGCTAGGCAGTTGGTTAAGCATCAAGTCGGATTGGTGTGGAATGAGGTATCAAGACGATACGTTGAAGATGAAGTAATATATCACACCCCAAAAGTTTGGAGAGGATCGCCGGAAAATAAGAAACAAGGGTCTTCTGATAAAGAAATAGACATCAATCCTCGTAATGATTTGGTGAATGATTATCAGCAAGTGTTAAAGACGGCAAAATGGGTATACGAAGAACTTCTTAGGAAGGGTGTATGCCCAGAGCAAGCACGTATGGTTCTACCTCAATCAATGATGACAGAATGGTATTGGAGTGGCACTCTGTATGCATTTGCTAGGGTATGTAATCTACGTTGCAAAGATGATGCACAACTTGAAACTCAAATGGTGGCAAAGGAAATTGATGCATTAGCAATAGAACTTTTTCCTTACAGTTGGAAGGAACTGCGTGATGACAAACAATGAATATAACACAGTAACAGTGACAAAAATAATTATGTTGATGGAAGAAATAGCACTTCTTGAAAGTCGATTTGAGGAACATAATTCTGGAAATTTACACACAACTGTTAATGTATTACGGAATAGGGTAGAGGAATTGAAAGGAAATATCCATGATTAAAACATTTATGCTTCTGTTGGCATTTACCATAACAGCACCTGATGGTGAAATAAGAGATGAGAGAGTTCACGTATTGTCCCGACATTTTGATACACAGACAGAATGTAAAGACTTCATTAATTCTTGGAGTGGTGTTATTAAAGATAGAGGACTTTCAACTGTAGAAGCAATGCTTGCCGAAGGGTGGACAGTATCTTTAGATGAAATTGGTTGCAGACGAAATCCTGCTGAAATGCAAGAAGCAGTAATAAAAGTTAATGCAGAAAATACAGAAGAAAAGTAGTGTTAGACACCTCTATTAGAATGAGTAATTTTGATCCTATGTGGGTGCCATCGTATTTGGCAGGAACTTCTTTGGTTGTAGGCAATGGGGAATCCAGATCATGGTTTAAACCTTGCCACCAAACAATTGCAAAAAAAGGTGTTAATGTCTGGGGTTGCAACGCAATCTATCGTGATGGTGAAGTGGATATTTTGGTTGCGACTGATCCTGCTATGCAACAAGAAATTTATGCATCAGGATATGCACAAGACAATGTTTGTTTTTTTACGGATTGGAATAAAATCCCCGTTGAAATTGGAGACACTTTTCTCTTAGGTTATGATATTCCAGATGATTTAATACATATCCATAAAGAGATTGAAGCAGAAAATTG